TTATTACTCATCTCCTTCTTCGTATTCAGTTCCATTTTCTCCAAACATTGATGCCGATACAACAGGTCGAAACGCATCAATTTTTTCTGCAGATTTTGCGAAAAGTAAATCTTTAATTTTGTCACTAATATTTGATGGCGATTCATCTGCCGCAATCATATCCATTAAATCATCCATTTTTATTCCTTCAAGTAAGTTTCTTTCTTATTTATTAAATTACGCCACCCTTAGGAATTTCTGCAACTTTTGCATTTACTTCTGTTGCTGCACCTTGAGAGTCAAGATTTGGTTCCATTACTGGTTTTCCTAAATCCATCTGTGCAGTTTCAGGCCCTAAAGGCATTCCTGTTGTCGGATCCACGGGAACATTTGGATCTGGAATAATACCATCTTTAATTTCTTTTTTAATAATTTTATCCTGCTCAAGAATTTCTTCGTCAGTTTGTCGAAGGATTTTTCTTCTCACATAATCTTGGGAAAAATATTTGCCAACATATGGTTCTGCAACTTGAACCATACCCAATCTCTCATTTAAAAGTTCAGCATCTTTAAGTTCTGCAAAATGATTATCATAAAGAAAATCATATTGAATGTGTTCATCCATTAAATCCCAATCTTCTGGGGTGATAATATTTTTAAGAATAAGTTGGGTCTTCAGCATATCACTGAACATATATGAAAAACGTTTCCTTAAACGAGAAACAAATTTACTAAACTTAACTTCGTCTCTTAAAATTTCTGATGAACGACCTAAATTGAATCCACCTTCTCCATCCATTCTTGATGGTGGAACATTTAGAGAACGATAGAGTTTTTTCTTAAAATATTCAATATCGGTAATTTCCCCAAGATTCTGCCCGCCAGGAAGAGTTGTGATCTCTGTGCCACGACCACCTTCTCTACGAGGCAACCAAAAGTCCTCAAGCATTGCCATAAACTTTTTATCATCACGAATTTCTCCAGTATTTGCATCATAAACAAGTTTATTACGATAACGCATCATAACATCACGGAGATATTGTTCTGCTTTTACTTTAGGGAGATTGCCAACATCAATATAAAAGATTCTTCTTTCTGGAGCACGAGACAGTCTATAGATAACGAGACTATCTTCAATCATACGAAGTTGATTGAGAGACTTAATTGCTTTATGGAGATATGAAAGTGTCGAACCTTTATTTCTATCTACAAGTCCAGATGTGCAATAAGTAATTGAATCTTTTGAAAACTTAATCCCCCCAGTGCCCCCCATGGATGATGGGTTAGTGGTTGGATATGTCATTTTTGGATTATAAACATAATATTCTTCAATTTCCGGGAATTCATAATTCATCGGATCATTGTTATTGACATTTGCCAATCGCGATTGTCTTTTTTCTTTTTCTAGTTGCTTTTGTTGTCTTACATAACGCATTTTTAATGCATCAATATATCTTAGTTCTTGAATACCTGCTTGAGGATTTTTTAAGTCAATAACTTTGTGATAGTAAAGTCTTCCATCAACATACCAATTTCTATAAATTTCATGAGATTTTTTATCAAAATCTAAAAGTTCTAAAATGTATTTAAATTCCTCTCTAATTTTTTTCTTAATTCCATCACTTGCATTCAAATTCGATAGTTCGATTGATATTGGACTATCATTTGTGTCAGATACAATAGCTTCATTCACAATATCTTCAATAGCGCTATCACATTCAGGATGAAGAGCCATTTCACGATATCTTTTAATTAAATCAAATTCAGTTCTATATACACCTTCAATATCTACATAAGAACCAAAAAATCCACTACTTAAATAAAAATCACTCCCGTCCTCATTATTTGGAGGAACGGGAGAAACTATACTTGGAGATAGTGGTTCGTTATCTTCAATCGAAAAACCAAAAAGTTTTGCCATAATTTATTTTTAACTTATCCTTTATTCGACTATTTATCAGAGAATAGAAATGTTAGTTGCGTCAGATGGATTTCCAGTAGTCGATTCTGAACCAGCAATCCAGTATTGGACTTGGAAATCAACTGTATACTCTTCGATAGCATCACTTGTATCATATGATAAATCTATTGCTCCAATATTTGTTGGAAAAATACCATCAAAGTAGTATGTTCTCAATGGTTTAACACCACTTTGTCCACCACTACCATCACCAGATCCGGTGTTACCAGTAGAATTTGCGCCTTTATTATAACCTCTTCCTAGTTGATGAACGAGTGCATTTCCCATATAAGAAATTGGATTAGTAGCACCACTTGCATCACTTAGTTTACTAATTCCATTCATCCACTGTTCAAATGAAGTTCTTAATTTAAAATCTTCGTCATTGATCACGGTTACTGACCAAATATCAAATGTCCTATCACCAGCAACTTTCAAGGTTCTTCCTCTAAAAGGAACTTCAACAACACCTAAAGTTGAAGCTGGTAAGGTAGCAGCTTTACAAAGAAATTGGAAAGTATCATTATCCCATGCTGGAGTAGCAAATTTGAAGTTGTTAATATTCACTTCAAATAAATTATTTCTTGCTCCACCACCAGCTAACTTAGATTTAAATTGAGAGATAGTTTTGAGATTAGCCATTTTAGAGTCCTCCTTGTTTAGTTAATTATAAAGTGTCAAACTCTACCAGTTACTTCTTCAAAGCTAACTCCCGTGCGAGTAGCAACAAAGGTTAGAGTTACATAATTAATTGATTTGGTTGGTTTTAAGAAAATATCAGCTCTAAATTCATTATTATCAATTATATCTGGAGTGTTATTTGATTCGTCACAAATAACTCTAAAATCAAACAAACCTCGTTTTGCTTGAACATCACGTAAGTATGGTTCAACAACGTTAATAAAATTAGATCTTGTTATTTGATCATTAAATTCAAAGAGTTGAGATTGAGCTACTCTTTCAAGTGCTTTTTCTACAGTCAAGAACAATCTTCTAACATTTATTCTATCAAATGCAGATGCATAACCAAGAGCTGTTTTATCACCGAATAGAATAACTCCCGACCCAGGTTGATTAATGATTGAGTTAACTCTTGCGGCATAAAGAGAATCTCTTTGATCTTTTGAGGGGTTAAATGCCAATTTAATTGCATTATTTAATACTCCTCTCTGTTGCCCTGCAGGAGAATACCATGGGAACTGTTGAATGTCAGTTCTTACCATCAGTCCAGCAATATCGGCATTGCATGGGATATATCTAAAAAGATTATTAAATCTATCGTAAGTGTATTTGTATCCACTATCAAAAACTGCATAGGAAGAACTTGATAATGCACTAAAGAACTTAATGACATTTGAAGTTTGAGTAGATGTTGAAGATATATCAACAACATTTGCTCTATGTGGAGAAATAACAGCTACACAATCTTTTCTACTTTCGGCAATAGAAATAAGTTTATTTGCTTTTGCTTGCGAATCAAATTCATTTGTTAATCCAGGACCACCAATTAAGAAGTTGACTTGAATTTCATCTTTATTTGCAAATAAATCATATGCAGTTGATAAATTTCCTAAAGTTGCAGTCATTCCACCTGATGATGAATAATCAACACCACCAGTTAATGAATAAGTTACGTTACCAATTGCACTAAAAACTATTCCTTGAGCACTTTGTCCCCAAAGCCCTTGAGCAGTAGTATATGGGGTGTATGAAGTTGAAAATCCAGTAGCTCTTGGAGTAGTTCCCCAATATCCATCTGCTGCAGATGATGGGTTTCTTCCTGCATAAACATAATTTGAAAAATCTGCAAGATAATTTTTATACCAAATTTTTTGTGGAGAATTTACTGCAGATACAGCATCAGTAGATTTAGAAATGCTAATGTGTTTTTCTAAAATATTTCCTTGAACTCCCGTAATTGATCCGGTATCATCAACAACAACAAAGTGCATTGCATCATTTTGTCCATTTCTATTGGCAGAATATGCATTCGTTATTGGTTTAGGTGCAATTTGTTTCCAATAAATTGTCGAGTTTGTTAATCCTAGAGTTTGTTGATTATACCAATCAGTTACTGTCGTTGCGGATGTGGTTGTTGTGCTAGTTATTCCCGAATTATTTACAAAAGAAAGAACATTTGATGGTTGGAAAGACGATGCTGCATTTGACTCTGCATAATCAATTAAAGTTTCCGTTCCAAGTCCAGATACCCTGGATACAATCTTTACAGAAATTGTGCTATTTCCATTAGTTGCATCTGTCGATACTCCAGTAATAATACCTTTTAAATATCCATTTAGAGTAGTTACAGTGCCAACACCAGCAACACTACCTGTAAGTGCTGTTGTTACTCCATAACCAATAGCAGCTCCAAGAGCATTCAAACTTGTTGTGGCAATACCAATAACTTGGTCTGCCAAATCGTCAATGAAACATACTTTTAGACTATTTGACCAAGTTCCTGGATTTTTTGCGGAATATGTAAAATTTACTGAATCCGATGACCAATTTGAATTATAATCATCATAATTTTTAACTTTTGCTGATGTAGTATACGCAGCTCCTACTCCTGCATTTGAGTTGTTTAAAGATGTTCCATCAACTCTAGCAACTTTTAAAATACCACCATAAGTCAAGAAAGATGATGCGGACATCCAATACTCATATTGAGTATCTGTTGAAATTGGTTTCCCAAATGTATTAATTAATTGCTGTTCTGTTGCAATGTCAATTGCTTGCTCCACAGGGCCAATTGAAAATGGACCAGCAATTGCGCCAACATTTGCTAATACATTATCAGCTCTCCCAACAGTAAGGTCAACCTCTCTCGTAATTATACCAGGAGATAATTGAGGAGTCGCCATGTTTGTTTCTCCGAGTCAGTTTATCTAGAAAATATTTATTATTTTTTTTATTTCCAGTGGGGAAATCTTGGGTGAACAACTACCAATCTGGATATTCCCAATAAATGTGTTGATTTGCAGTCTTTTTCCCAACCACAATTCTTTTTATTGTACATTCTTTACATTCGTATGAGTAAGAAGATGCAACAGCACCTCTTTCCCTATGAGTTCTATAAAAACTATCTACTAAATTTTTTATTTCTCCACATACTCTGCATTTTCTATCGTTAAATAATAAATGGCCTAATCGTATTTGTTTATCTAATTCCATTTTACATGTATTCCCACATGTAAGAACGATCTCCATACTCATCTAAAAACCACCTATCCCCATCTTCATCTACAAAACTTGTATCATCTAAACCATCAGAAACAAATCCAAAAGGTGCCATGTCTTGTTCTATTTGATTTTTTTGTTCTTCATATAATCTTTTCCTAACGTCTTGATCAGTAAGTTCTTTAAAATAATCTTGTGCAACTAACCATGCATAAATCACAAGGCACATTGCAAGATCATCATTACAACCTTCTTCTGCTTCAAATGAATTATGTTTTTGAATAAATGTTGTAAGTTCAGATATAATTTCATAATCGTTTAGATATAATTTATCTTCTTCAATCATTGTCTTAAGATTGAGGCATCCAACTTTCTTAACTGTCTTGGACATTTTTACTCCAAGTTGAGTTTT